AACTCAAAGCGGTCACTGATGAACTGGTTGAAACATTGACTGAAGTTGGAGCCAAATACGGAAACGATGTTGATGAACTGAGTGTCATTGGGACAGGAAACCAGCAAGTTCGTTTGGACTTGAACACTGGGAAAAATGTTGCGTCAGATAATGCAAGAAATCTGGACGATTTCTTCCAGACGTTAGATGTTGACAAACAACTCCCTGATGAATACTTCATACAAACGTTCGGCATGACAGCAGAAGATCTGAGCGTCAGACCACCAGAAGAAAAAACTGTTCGCTGGCTGTTGGAAACTATTGGAGGCAGAAAAGCAACTGTCGGAAGATACAACCCGACCACTCCGTTTGATAGGGGATTAATTAAGTTTCTAAATGGGCAAGTAGATATTGATGCGGTTCCCATGGAAGATTTCTTGCACACCATGGACGGCTTGTCTCGTTTGGTTAGCGTTGACAACAAATTCAATATCCTTGGAGAATACAGCAGAGAAGTCCTCAATGATGCGATGAATAATCTCAAGGCAGTCATTCAGGACGATATCGCAAGAGGGCAAACTCGTCTCGCTACACGTCTACGAATCGGGAACGAAATTGACAAAGTTATTGAGCAAGTAGACGGCTTTGTGGAGAACATGAGAGAGTCATATTTGCTGATGGACGAGATCAATGGATACACGGCTCAGTCACTTTCAGTTGGTGTCAGCGATAAACAGATCCGGCTCGTTGATGAACTCCTTGACGACTGGATTGCGGTTGAAGCAAGAACTCCCTCAAGGTCCATGCCGGAGGATCTCATACAGGGATATGACACCGTGACTGATTTCTTGAATGTGAAGAAACGAGACTTGCAGAACCTCAAAGAAAGAATCGCACGAGAGACCGGTGTCCCTGATTTAACTTCGGCAACCATAACTCGGTTAAATGCTGGTCATCGTCAAGAGTTCTTTGATTTGTTGGAGGAATACAACCGAGTCTATCTGCACGCAATCAACGACCAGAAGTTCCTCACGAACGCAAGTCGGGCGTTCACTGAAATGGATACGCCACTGGAACAAGGAGCGAAACTACTTGGTCGCCGGTGGACGACACGAGGTGAAGGTCCGCTGTCATACAGGCGATTCCAACAAACTCTTGAAGATATCAAATCAGATTTCGGAAGGCAGGCTGGCACAAAAGCGAAAGCAATTCTCGGAGATGACGCTCCTCGCTACTATGGAGACGCAATCAAAGAAGTCTTGTCTCCTCAAATCGCCGATGACACTCTCACGCTCACTGATGACTTTGAGCAGTTAGTGTCAAGCAACTATTTCCGATCATACCTCACCGAAGCAATGGACGTTGATGAGGTCTTTCAGTACACCTTCGGAGATGATATTGCACGAGGAGCCAACGGTCCTTTTGACCATCTCTCAGATGTTGGTTTGAAAGTCACAGAAGGAGATGTCAAGTTCCCGAAGGTGGTCGGACAGCAACACGGATTGTCAGACGTTATTGAAGCCCAAGTCCAATTCAATGAGGATTTGCTGAATGTCGTGAATAAGTCAATGCCAGAGAACTTCATGGATCCTGTTGTTGATATTGACAGGGCGTTGATACGCAGAGAAGTTCTTGCAGATGCTCGCATGACAGGAGGCGATCTTGATTTCCAATTCGGGACGAAAGTGGATAATGACATTCTTTCTGGTGGACTGGCTAAAGAAGCCGGAAGCGAGATGGGTTTGACGAGCGCAGAATATCAAGCGAAAGTCACCGAGATGAAAGAGAACACACTCTCGTTTGCTCCTTCCAAATGGATTGAGAGAATCCAGAGACAAACCACACTGGATCAAACAGACGCATTGGGAAGCACAGAAATTGGAGTCCAGTTTGGAAACCGAGCCAGCAAAAGCGGAAAAAAGAAAATGAGTCCAACTCGTGCAGGGAAAGTCCAGCGAGATGGTCTCTGGTTTGTGACAGATGTGACTGATCCAACAAGAGCGCACGCCAATCAGTTCTATCGTATCGGAGACCTTAATTCACCAAAGGTGAGTTGGTTGACAACAATGGAAGATGTCCCAGATTCCATCTTCATGGTTTACGACGAGATGATAAGCCGAGGCGGACATATAAACGTGACGTTTAATAAACTGAACCAAAGCACACTGACGCATGAAATGTATCACATGTTCCAGAAACAAAGCGGAGTGTTCGGTGACATAGAGCAGGCGTGGATCTGGCAAAGAACGTCCATTGACGCTGATCCGGAAAGAATGCGGTTGCCTTCGTACCAGCAAGTCAAGATGAGCGAAATCACAGGAAACAAAAACTTTGACGATTACGAAGTCACTGTTCCGGATTTATTAGGAGACGCTTATTCAGGGAAACTCTACGATCGTTACGGAAATTTGAACAGTGCGAGCCATGCGAACATTGGACCGGTCAATCCGTATCTGCAATCAGTCACCCAAGGTCAATTTGACTTTCACCCCTTCGGCACAAAAACACCGAGCGAGGGATTGACAATGGGAGTTGAAGGAATGTTCTCGTCATCGTCCCTGAACGAAGGCAAACTTCTTAATGGAATAGACCACAAAAACACAGACGGCAATCTGTATGTTGGACAATACTTCCGTGAAGATGGAACACTGATCCCATATTGGGACAGACAAATCAATCAGTTCCGATCACCCGACTTCACCGCAGACGCTCCTGACATTGACGAGGAGTTCACATCGTGGCTTTTCGGAATGGTCGGCGGAGTCTAATACTCAACCGGCTCAACTGGTTCAGGCTCAACTGGGAGAGTGCTTTCCACGTTAGACACATTGATGATTCGTTGAGACTCCAACCAAAGCATCGTTTCCACGAACACTGTCAGATTCATTTTGCCTTGAGAGAACTCTGGATCAGATGTGAGGTTGGCTATGCCTCCGACAGGCTCAGGCTCCAGAGTCGGGGTGACAGGGTACTGTGGTCGGATTACAGATCCGAAAGTCACTCCATACTCGTCAATGAAATCAGTCAACGCTGATCGCAACCATTTCGGAAACTGAACCCACTCGTTCTTGTATGCGTTGAACTCAATACGGAACTTCCGTTTGAGTCCTCCGAGAATATATATTCCTGTCCAGATCATTTCATGACCTCCTCCTGTCATCATAGATGACGTTCCAGAGTCTGGCGTGGCGATTCATTATGACACCACCTTTGGTCGTTTGAAGAATCCGAATGTTGGATCATTGTCTGACTTGCAAACTGTGGCGGTGAAGGTAACTCGGTCACCGACTTCAGCGTTCATTGTGTTGGTTCCCCAGACAACGAATCCTCGGTCATCTTCAACTCTCATCTTGATGACCTCGTTGCCATATGAGAATGTGTTCTTGACTGAGAGGACCGTTCCGGAGATCTCGTGGCGTTGTCCGTTGGTGAGTTCAGCAGGGATCTCTGATCGCTCTGCTTGGCTGTTTGCCATTTCAATGAACTTGACGAACTCTCTGCGGAATCCCTCAGCCATGTAGCAGGCGAACCCAGCGAACTTCTTGGTGTATCCTTCAGCGTTGCGAGCGATCTTGTTGAGGTTGGCTTCAAAGTCGTTGGTGACTTCAATGTTCTTCCAGTAGTTGATCGCTTCAACTGCGAAGGAGATCATCATTGCGTGGTCAACTTCGTATTGGAGTTCTTCCACGAGATCTGATCCTCTTTGCTCAACGAGTTCTTTGGTGGAGAGTGTTTCTGCTGTGGCGTTCTTGGCGCTGACATACTTGCCCTGAACCATCGTTGCGTAGATGCTTTCAAGAACAGTCTTGACAAGATGAGCCTCACCTTCCATGAGTCGGAGTCCTTTGCGAGTTTGCTCGTCATCTTCCAATTCGTTTCTGTGATCTTCAAGACCGCTGACGATCATTGTTTGCCATTCCTTGATGACGTACATGTCATCAATTCCGAGGAAGTCAGCAACACATGTGGAGCCAACGTGGAATTGTTCTCCGGCTTTGTTAGCGACAACCCAGATGGAGTTCCGGTTGCGGTGAGCGTGACAGTGATCGCAGTCGGAAGGGTGAACGTCACGGAGGACTTGGACATCTCCAACTGATTTGATGATTGACTCTGGTTCTCCATCTTCACTGAAGATGAACTCAACGAGAGCGACTGGTGTGTAATCGCCGATCGTAAACACGCCTGAGATCTCAACGGTGAGGTGAACCATGGGAACTTCTTTCATTCTTATGTTCCCAGCGAAGTCTCTGGCGGTCACGAGTTGATTTCCGTATCCGTTGTTGATTAGCAATGTGACTGGTGTGTAGCGTGAAGGAGCATTCTCAGTCGTGACTGTGATGCGTCCGTTGAGATCGTTGCGCTCTGCACGCTTGTTGATACGGTCTGCTTTGTTGGCGATTTGAACGGCGAGTTCAAGATCGCATGTTTTGGTGTAAGAATTGATTTCCATTTGGTTGATCTCCTTGGTTGTTTCCATGACTCCAAGATAGGTGCTAATACCTAACAATGCAACATCTAAATAAGAAACTTACAAAAGCG